ACTTGATGTTCCAAATTAATAGATGACCTAGAAAATCCTCTACCTTCATTCTTTAATACTTCAAATAATTTATGTGTTATATGGACATCTTGTTTACAATATTCTAACATCTCTGGTGTATACACTTCATAAGAATCTATATCACCTTTAGGCATAGCTAATTTATTTCCCCATGCTTCCAGACTATGCCCATTATCTCTAATAGGGTTAAGTAATTGTGATAATATAAGAGTATCTATAATCTGACTAGGTTTAATAGTAGTACCAAGCAATCTATTAAGCACAGGTGCATCAAATGATAAACCATTATGCATAATAAATTGCTTAACACCTTGTGACCAATCCCTAAACCCATGTAGCATATCAGGAGGGAAAGGATAAACCCTCCCTGAGTCTATGTCTTTAGCCACTACGCAATGAACCTTTGTGGGATTTAAGCTATCTGTTTCTATATCAACTACTGCTCTCATCATCTTTCCAATCATGCCAAAACTCATTATATAATATCATGGGAGTTCTCTCACCTACCCATACATTTGCGATATTAAATTGAGCATACTCATCTGCTTCTTCCCATGTCATTCCATCTCGTTCTCTTAGTATTTTACATATTACACTATAAGAATAAACATGTAAAGTTTTTTTATTAAATTGTTCTCCATAACCTAGGATAGCATCATCAAACCCATCTATAGATATAGCTGAAGCATCTAATCCACACCAGTTACACTCTTCATTATCACCTACATCTAATTCAGTTTTCTCTTCACGACAATAATGTTTCCACATTAGAATGGTATCCCCTCTCTATTATTATCCTCTACTTCATAAGGATTGTTAATCTCTTTCAAACGCCCTGTCTCTTTATCATAGAATAAATGTGTAGCTATACCTGTATCTCCTGTATATCTATTCTTTAATATACGTATGGTTGTTGTATTAGAAAGAACTTCATCTTCATCTTGTTGATTTCTTTCTAATGCTATAACACCATCTGATAGATGGGCAATAGATGCACTACCTCTCAAGTGAGATAGAGTTACTTCTCTTCCATCTTCATGTCCTCTATCTCCTGTAGGTCTGCGAAGATGTGATACTAATAACAATCCTATGCCTGTTTGTTCTACTAATGAACGTAACTTAGTCATAAGAATATCAATAGATTTTCTTTCATCAGTATCTTCTTGTCCTGATACAAGGATAGATAGATGGTCAAGGAATATCCATTTACAATCCAATGCCTGTGCCATGAACCTAACCCTTGAAAGTATTTCATCATTAGAGATAGAACCAAAGTGGTCAAAGGCAAAGAACCTACCTGTACCTACTGTGTTATCAAACCATTTATCTAATTCTTCTTGACTATATTTCTTTCGTATCTCATTGATATACAATCTGGCATTTGCATCTACTGACATGATATTAAAGGCAGTATTCTTTGTGCTTTCTTCCAATGCAAGTATGCCTACATTATCATTTGTATTCTTTAACATGTGATACATTAACTCACGCATAACAGAACTCTTACCCATACCTGCACCACTTGTAAAGGTAAGCAACTCACCTGTTCTCATACCATAAGTCTTATCATTAAGTTTATTCCAAGGATATAGACACGTCTCACAATATTCTTCATCAAATATTGTAGACTTTAAATCTTTTAAGTTTATTATTCCTGCAGGTGTATAAGGCTGTGCATTCCACCATGCTCTTGAGAACTCCTCACGCTTACTTATCTTTAAGTATTCATTTGCATCTTTATATTCCATGTGCATAATCTTACACTTGTTAGGGGAAAATAATTGTGCTACTTGTTCACTTGCTTCTCTACCTTGCTTGTCCATATCAAATGATATAACTATCTGATCATAGCTATCAAGAGGTCAAAGCTATCAAGGTATTCAAATGCTTTTTTACAATCACGTAATGCTGAACCTGCTCCTGTCTTAATAGATACACATGCCCACTTACTACCTAATAATTCAAAAGCAGACATAGCATCTACTTCCCCTTCAGTAATAGTAATATACTTACCACTAGGAGCAAAGATATTCTGACCAAATAATCCTGCATTAGTCATGTTACCTTCAGACCACATGTTCTTGGTTGCCACATCTCGTATCTTATTAGCGATATTATTTCCACCTTCATCAAAGTATTTATAGATGTGGTGTGTATTCATATTGCCATTTACTTTTACATCTGTGTTATATTTCTGTGCTGTTTCTTTAGAGATACTACGTTCACTTAACGCACCTAAAGTACCCACAGTTTTCATAACACTTTCTGTTCTCATTGGTATTACTTTTTCTGCTTCCATGTTCTCTCCAAACCTAGTGTTACAAGAAAAACAAAAGCTATATCCTTCTGAATGGTTTACATTCCCATCACTAGAGCCACACTTAGGACATGCTCCTCTATCTAACCATTGTTTATCCATATTATTAATCCAAATCATTTAAAGTATTATCATATAACTCTTCAACAAAGTCAAGCTTATCTTCCATTACTTCTTTCGTATCTTGTTTGGCTAATGATTTAGCTTCTGCTATATCATAACCTTCAGCAAGATATTCCTTTAAGAACTCACGATAAACTTGACGTTGTTCTCTTTCCCATATGTCCTTGCTAGTCATTCTCTCTTTTCCATGCTTGAGGATCGTCAGACCATACATGGTCAGCCCAATGATAAGGATAATAGTCTCCATCTCTATCTGGCTCATCAGATTTTTTAGGTGATATACCAAATAAATCTTTCATATCATCTAGTAAATCTAAAAGTTGTTCTATCTCCCAAGCAGTTACATACTTAATGCCTGACTCTCTATAACTCTGTGAAAAGTTATTACCTGCATTAAATATATCTAGTAGTGCTTTCTTTTGTTTAGCATTTAATCCCATACTAACATTTGTTTTTACTTTTTTATTCATAGTTTTCTTCCTTTCATTGTTATAAACTTCTGCTTCTTTCTTTAACCAATCAGTAAATGTATTAGTCATTCTTATCTTCCTTCTCTATGTGTGTTGCATCAGGATTTTCTGTAGGCATAGCCCATCCTGACTCTGTTGTAAACTCTGTCTCTATTCCTAGTCTACTACGCAATTCATTACACTTCTCATTCAATTCTTTAATGCGTATGTATGCGTCTCGTAATTGTCTTTGTAAATCTTTAACATTCTTTCTTAGTATTTCTTTTTCTGTCATCATCTACCTTGTCCTTTATATTTTTTCCATTGTTTACGTTTATGTTTATTCAATGGTCTACTTAAATTGGATTGTCCAATAGTAGTTTTCTTTCTTACTCTATCATTTTTATATTTAAAATTAATTCTCATTATAATCCTTTATATAAAATAAATGTTTTCCTATTTTATTAACAAAATAAAATTCATCTGCCCATCTGGGATGTACATATACTGCATGATAATGGGTACATCCTGATNTATTATTTAACTGAACACCATTTAACGCAAGGTTAGCTACTTCATAAGCATCTNCNTTTGCTTTTATATCAAGCATTCGTTCAGGTTTTCCATCACAATAATAAGAGAACGCACATCTGTTNCTTACTATATGTCCTTTCCAATAGACACCATCATGTACAACTTTACAAATAGTATCTGGAAAATCTGTTCGTGCTAGTCTTTCAAGGATAACATTAGCTACTGCTAATTTACCTTCAAAACTTTCTGACCTTGCTTCATAGTATACTGCTTCAGCTAAACAATCTTCACCTTCATCAGCTAATACACTTAATGTATATACATATAACATTAAGAGAGCTATGAATAAATAAATACTTCCTATTATATATCTCATATTCTTTTCCTTATTGTACCCTAATAATTTTTAATCCTTCACTTCTTTCAAATGGTTGTAAATCTTCAAACCCATTCTGCATTAACAACCTATTAACATATACTTTAGCATCTTGTTCTGTTTTAAAGAACATAGTCTCACCATTAAACTCTGCTAATGGTTCTAGTATAACATCTTTATCTTTAGATATAAAAGCTATTACAAAATTCTTATTCATCTCTATAACCTACTACATTTAAACAGTAATGTCAAGAATTATTTACAAATAATTTAAATTTATCTAACACATCTAATTCTTCTGGTGTTATATCCTTTACAGAATATACTGATACCCAATCATTATTATAATTTTCATAGGTATTAGTATCATCATCATATTATCTTCAAATATTTCTTCTGCTTCATCACCATAGACTTCTTGTATTAAAACTTTAGATTTGATAACTCCTATCTCATAATCATGTTGTGTTCCCATAGAAAACCA